TGTAAGATTTCTTTGCTGCTGGTTTTTTTAGATTAAATGCTTTGGCCTCTGTGTTGTGATACGCTTCGGAATCAAAGCTAAAAAACCTTAAACGGGCATAATCTTTACAGCTTTGATCTATGTTTATTCCTATTTTTTTTAATGCGCCCTCAAAGTATTCAAAATATTTATCCAACTTTTCTGGATCGCTTATTTTCATAATGGAATAAACGCCATCTATCGAAGTGCTATAGCCCGTATAATAGCAGCAAGGATGGTTTATAAACAGTTCTTTTACTAACAACATAGAAACGCACTGATTTGTCTTTCTATCGATATCTAAGCAAATAAACGGCATCTTTTCGACTATATTCTTTTCCTCCCGCCATTTTGTAAATCTGGCGGAAACGGTAATGCATGGCAAAGCTTTTTTATCCTTTTTAGAAAAAGTATTTCTATAATTATCGATTGATCTTTTAAGTCTACCTTTTGGGCATATTGTATGCCTTAACCAGTCGTCAAGATCATAATTATGAGGAACGTTGCTTCTTGCGTTTTCAAAAATTGAAATTTTATACATGCTTTAAAATTGTACTAACTTTCTATATTCGACTTCTAGACCTTTAGTAAGTGAGTATAATAAAGCATCTTTCATGCCTTTACTCATTCCATAATCAATATAAAAGACGTGTATATCTGCAAATTCTACCCAAGCCAATCCAGCATTTATGCCTTGCATCCTTTCTGCTTTTATGCCGTCATCTAAAACTCCGTCTTGAGTGTATAATAAATGGCTAGCCAGTGGAGCTTCGCCACGGGTTAAACTATCTTTTAAACACGCTCTAGCATATTTTATATTTTGCTCTATATTTCCAGCGTATGGACTTTCTATTATTACTTTTTTCATAGTTAAAACATTTTTAATTGTTAATTTGTAAAAATTGATTTCATACCCATTATAATTTTTGTTTCTCCTTTATAGCCTTTTTTAAAGTGGAAATTTCCCACTGAAAAACCAAATGGAAAATCTATTAATTGACCGCTTCCATAAATAATAATGCTTTTAATTCCTCCGTAATTATTTATCATTTCCATTATTACCTGTCTTTGAAATATTTTATTAGTCGGTACTAAATAGCTTACATTATCAGAAATTTCAAATGAATGTTTTAAAAAATATTCAAAAATACTATATGGAGGATTTCCAATAATCCAATCAACTTTATTATTAAAATCAAAAAAATCTTTTCCTTTGCTTATTTCGCAATATTGTTTTTTTATAGGTAAATAATTATAAAATGCTCCATCTCCCATGCAAGGATCTAAACAAATTCCATAAGGTTGTAAATGAATTAAAATTTGTTGACTAACATAAACTGGCGTAAAAACTATATCTGATTTAACTATTGGTTTTGGCCAAAGGGTTTGTTGTGTATTCATGTCTATTTTCTTTCTTTTTGTTAGTTATTAAAAAGGTAAATCGTCATTATTATCTACGCTTTTAAATACATCGCTTTCTGAGCCGCTTTCGCCGCCACTATTAATACTAGAATCGACAACAGTTTTTAAATAGTACTTTGTAACTCCGCCAGATCTTTTTTTCATATCTGTGTTTTTTCCTAGTATGCGGCCAATTCCTCTGGCGTTGTACTTTGCCGCTTGGCTTTTGTTTTGCGCGCTAAGAAAATCAATTACATCCGAGCTTGACAACCATTCACCGTAAGTTTTTTCACTCTCTGGAAACTTAAAGAATCGTATAATCAATTCCTCTTCATAACTTTGATCCCTAAATTGTTCGTTTCTATCGTTTATCTTTGCAATATCCTCTAAATTAAACCAACTTCTATAACCGCTTAAATAAAGAGAATAAGCCTGGGACCAAATAAGATCTAAGTTTAAATCATGCATGTGGTCAATTTCTAAAGCTCTAAAAACTAACCACCTTCTATTACCGGTCATATCGGTTAAAAAAGTAGTGTCGTTTACAGATCCAATAAAGCTAGCCCGCCTTAAATAATCCTCCGTAAAATGACCGTAAGATCTTCTAAAGTTTATCCTTTGTCTAGTGACGAAACTTTTAAGCGAGTTAACGCTATTTTTATTCATGACTTCCAACTCTTCTAAATTGATAAACCAACATTTGCTTAAATATTCTACATGATCGTTTTTACCAGTATCGATTGGCCCCTCGTAATAATATTCTCTCATGAATTGGTTTGGTAATAACTTTCTCATCCATCTGGATTTACCCACACCTTGCGCCCCTTGCATTATTAAGCAAATGTCATTAACTGCATCCTCATTAAGCAAACATTCAACAGAAGCTACTAAAAATCGTTTTAGGACCACTTGAAATAAATCATCATTATCCGTTTTACAGGTTTTCGCCAAATCGCTTATATGGTCAAGATCTCCGCCCCAATCATCCAAATCATTAAAATAATTTTGTAATGGATTATATCTTAAACAGGTGTCTTTAGAATCAATATAAGTTCTAAGATCTTTTTCAACTAATGGCAAATCTTCGCTTATAAGTTTTAGACGTATTGTGTTAACGTCTGAATCGGTTAATATTTGCCATTCGCTTTTAGATATTGTTTTCTTTTTATTGTCGTGGTAACTATATCTAAACTCCTTTCGGCTTAATACAATGTTATGCCGAAAGTCATATTTTAAAGCTAAATAAGTAAATTGTTCTTTTAGTTTTCCTGTTTTCTGATGAGCTTCAAATGAGGTGTCGAACTCATCAAACCTATCTTTATCAGTTTTGGTTTTATATTTCATTTAGTTAAGTGTCTTTTTAAGGGCTACAAACTTACTAATTTTTAGATTTATTAGATAAGTCGTTTTGTAGTTTTTTAATAGTGGCAAGATAAAGAACTGCGCATAAATAAATTAAACATCCCATGCGCATTCCTCAGTACATACATCACAGCATTTACAAAAATCCTCATAATCATCATAAATATCAGCTTTGTAAGGGCAAAAATGCTCATCAATTGTTTCCGTTTTGCAAGTACATTTTACCATTGCTTTACTTTTTTCATAATTTATTTGCTTTATTAATCAAAATTCATTTCTGATAACCATCCATAAAATTCTTTAATATTATCAAACACAAAAACTTGAGTTGTCGATTCATCTAATCCTTTTAATAAAGATTCAATACTACTCCCATAAGCATTTCTATATTTATTATGACTTCCAATATAAACTAATTGATAGCAAAGCTTATTTAACTCAGTAGACCTTCTGTCTAGCTTAACAACTTGATATTTATGTTGCAAAGATTTAACTCCTATAATTTGGGTATCATCTAAATCACTAACTTTTAAAACTTCTGTCTTTTCTAAATTTACCTTTTTCATTTTGCTTATTTATTAAAGGCTTGCAATATAGCAAACCTCATGATTAATTTTTAATTTATCCATAGCCTTTTCTGTAGCAGTATAAGTCTTTTTACCTCTTTTGTGATCGCTACCATCACCGACTAATTTAAGGCCTTGAGCTTTTAATTCTAGGTCTGTAGTTACGTAAAACTTTCCGCCATACGTCACTTTGTATTCTATTGCTGCTTTTGTTGTTTCTCCTAACTTTGGGTAAATCATTGAATGGCTCATAATATATTTTTTTTTAGTTGTTTTGATGATACAAACATAAGATACAACATCTTTATATATACATTCATTAACAAAGTTTTAGTAATAATAGCAGCATAATAAAGTAAAAGTGCATCAACATTCTGATGCACACCCTTGATGCACACCCTTTAAATACTTGATTATCAACGTTTTATGAGTAAAAAGTGCAACATTCTCTAAATATTACCCTAACTTTTATATTATTCTATAATAGTTATAGGGGTTTTTTACCAAGTGTTGCACTATCTTAACTATAACTATCACGTATTCAATGTATTATCTTTAGTTAAGGGGTGGGCATCAAAGGTGTGCATCAATATTATTTAGTTGTTTTGATGCACTTTTTTACTATAATGTTGCACTATTTTTTTATTTATATAAACTTAATCTATTATTAATGATGTTAACTATAGATAATTATTATAGTAAAAAGTAGCAAATGAGATAGTAAAAAGCAGCAAACAGAATATAATTGATAATATTACTCGTTAAGTTGTTAATTTATTCTTTATTAAAGCAAATCAGTAAAATAAATAGTGATTTTAAAGCCTTCTAAGCAACTGTATTTATTAATTACTTATATGTGTGTGCGTGTGTTGTTTAAATGTCTTAGGCGTTAAGTGTGGTATGTTAGACACTAAATTTTTTAGGTACTTTCAGAGGTTCTGTTAAATTATGCAATACTTTAAACACCACAATCTTTAGGCATTTTTCACAGATTTGCGATTTGTTATATTCATTTGCAATAAATTATCTTATATTTGTTATATAACAAATTAAAAACCCTTGTAAAATATAGGGTTTAGGTGTAAAAAAATAACAGATTAAAATACTGGAAGCTATGGAAAAACTAAGCGAAAAAAATAAAAAAGAATTTGACAGTTTATTACAAGAAATTGGAAAAACTTTAATAGGAACAATGGATGTTTTAGAAATACCAAACTATATAGATGCTTCTTATAAATGTAATGGAAAAAAATACACTTTAAGATTTGAAAAACTAAAAAAATAAAATTTATGAAAAATCTATTAGAAATATTAGAAAATCAAAGAACAGTTTATGAAAATTTACATAATGCTGCTAATATATTAGAGGAGCAAAAAGAAAATATTAAATCTTATGAAGAAAGTTTAATCAAAATAAACAAGTGCATCCGTATAATAAACCAATAATGGCCAAACTAACTAGAAAAGAATTTGCTGCTCTTTGTCATACGAACGCTCAAGTAATTAACACAAACGTTGGTAGAAATAATTTAGTTGTAGAGTTCAGAAAAATAAATACCGAGAACGCCCAAAATAAAGCCTTCTTTGATAGGTATCAAAAAAAGTTTGATGATAAAAATAGATCTATAAATGAGGTTCATACTGAGGTCGTAGAGGTGGTTAAAAAAAAACAACCAAAAAACAAATCCGAAAACAAATCAAAAGAAACCGCTACAGCAAAGGAAAGTAAAAAACCAATTGCAAAAACAAACATCGGTTTAACCGATAGCAGGTCCAAAAACAAAGAAGATAACGACCCTCCAAGTGCTGCTGATTTAAATAGCCAATTAATAGTTGATTGGAACACTAGAAAAAAGAAAGCGGATGCTGAGCTAGTAGAATACAGAGCAGAGCATGAGCGCTTAAAAATTGAAAAAATGGCGGGTAAATTAATTCCAGTTGATTTAGTTTTTCAAATTTTAAACATTCATAACAAAAGTATTTTTTCAACTTTTCAAAGTGACGCCGAGAACCTAGCTAGCGTATATTGTGAGATCTTAGCGGAAGGGGATCGAAATAAATTAGCGGAGATCACAGGTAAACTTTCCACAATAATAAATTTAAACGTGGAAAAATCAAAAGACCTATCTCAACAAGAATTAGATAACGCAATTGAGGAATATTCAGAAACTTTAAACAGAGGGCAAAGGAAATAAAAAATGATAGCAGAGCATAGCAAAAGAAAATGATAGCAGAGCAATGGAAAGACAAAGTAAATAGTTTTCAAGAAAAACTATACAGTTATAAATCTGTAAAAGAGATTCCGAGCCAATGGATTGAGGATAATATTTTTTTACCAAAAGAAGTATCGAGATTTAACGGGAGAATGAGTTACGATTTATCGCCATATTGTCGTGAAATTGTTGACACGTTACACCCTAGCGATCCGACTAAAATGGTTGCGGTAATGAAATCCGCACAATCTGGAATTACTCAAGGTTTGGTGGTTCCTGGTATGGCTTACATAATTTCTGAAAATCCAGATAATTTTTTGTTTACTGCTGGAGATAAAGATTTGGCAAAAAAAACAATTCGGGAGCGGTTTGACAATATTATGCAAGCCAGTAACTTGAAACATCTTATTAGGCCAAACACGATAAGAGCGAAAGGCCAGAGATCTGGAGACACCGATCTTTCAAAAGAATTTGCTGGTGGGTCCGCAATTATTGAAGGAACTAATAATGCAAGTAAGTTTAGATTTTTCAGTGTTAAGACTGTTCTCATGGATGACTTTGATGCTGCTCCAAAAAGTGATAAAAAAGAGGGAAGCATTAGAAAGCTAGTTGAAGCGCGTCAAACCTCCTATGGTAATTTAGCGAAAATGTATGTTATTTCCACGCCTACAGAAACCCAATCGTCAAACGTTTATGAATCTTACATGCAAGGGGACCAGAGAAAATGGCATTGGCTTTGCGAAAAATGCGATGGTTGGATGCCTACGGATTTTCAAATTAATTTACCTAACAACAAACGCGCTGGAATAGTCTGGGAAACTGACGAAAACAATAAACTAATAAAAAATAGTGTAAGATATAAATGTCCACACTGTGGCCATAAGGTTAGCCAAAAATCAAAAAACAAATTAAACAGAAGCGGCAAATGGATTGCAACGGCTCAAGCAATAGAGGAAAATTATAAAAGCTATTATATTAATTCGCTTATAATACCTCCTGGCTTTTTTAGCTGGCAAGATCTTGTAAAAGAATTTTTGGAAGCATGCCCGCCAAAAAAACCCGTAAACGTTGACATGTTAAAAGCGTTTTACAATGTTCGGCTAGGTTTACCATTTGAGGAACGTGGCGAGGCTCCAAAGATCATGCAATTAATGAAAAATACGGGAACCTATGATATTGGAATAATACCAGATGAGCTATCAAAGGAGGACGGAAACGGCGAAATTGTTTTTATATCTCTTGCTGCTGACCTTGGAGGAATTATGGATACCGATGAAGATATTGAAGATGTAAGAATCGATTGGGCAATTTCCGCATATGCTGCAAATGGTGTAAAATATTCAATCGATCAAGGAGCCATTGGAACTTTTAAGCGTAAACATACAAAATCAAAAAAGGAAATTGAAAAAGATCATGAGAGAAAAAAATACACTTACATGCATGGTCAGAAAAACAGCGTATGGCCTATTTTGGATAAAATAATAAAAAGGGATATAATTGGTCAAAGTGGTACTGAATACATAATTAGTATTTCGATAGTTGATACTGGAAACTTCACTAGATATGCCGATCAATTTATCAATATGTATGACGGAGATAATCCAGTGTACGGAATTAAAGGTAGGTCAGATAAAAAGTTTAGATCTGATTTAAAGGACACGCCAGCCGTTAAGAGAAGCCGAGAAAATCCAAAGCTATATATTGCAGAGGTCGACCAGTTAAAAGATGAACTGGCAAGCTACATGAAGCTAAGAAAAACAGATGATGGAACACAACCTCCAGGGTTTATGAATTTTCCAAACCCGAGGGACGGTAAATATAGTTTTAAGGAATATTTTAAACATTTTGAAAGTGAGCAACGAAAAGAGGTAAAAGAAAACGGTCAAGTAGTTGGATTCAAATGGGATAAAAAAACAAGCATGACAGAAAACCACTTTTGGGATGTAGAGATCTATAATTTAGCGGCTAGATATGTTTTCATGGACCTAATAAAAAGAAGTAACCCTTCTAGATTTAGACATTTAGATTGGGCGAGTTTTGTTGAGTTTGTAAGTGAATAGCAAAGCAAAGGCGCGGATATAAAAGTAAAAGCAAGAGCAAACTATTAAAACTTTGTTAATATTAGTTTATTATGTTTTTTTGTGTTTTATATTTGTAGTGTACTTAAAAACGATACACCATGAAAAATCTTACAATAAACCAACTAGCTAAGAAATGTGCAAACAAAACAAACGCTACTAAAAACAAATATCATTTATTTGTAATGGATAACTTTCCTAAAAATGATTATATAGTTTTTAATCAAAAAATGTGTGATATAGAAATGCACAGTAGAGCTAGCTATGTAGGTATTGATATACTTGTAAGATGAAAAAAATAACTTTTCAAAACTGGAATAAAATCGAAGATAAAAAACCTGATAAAGAAGAAAAATATCAGGTTTTAATCGATTGCGATGGAGAAACAAAACAATCGTTTTGCACATATTTTATAACTAAAAAAAGATTCCATTTTGATATGCCAAATATTAACTGGAAAGTAACTTACTGGAAATAAAAAAAAATAAATCATGAAAGTTGAAGAAGCGCAACGACCATTAATAAAGGGAGAAATATTCTTAGTACCTTGTCTGGTCAAAAGAGAATTAGAAGATGAAGAAAATATTTGGTTAGATGTAAAAATTAAAAAGAATACTAAGATTTTTGTATTACCAATCATTAATCATCCTCATAACGATGTTGAGAATGGTCAAAAAGAAAGTCATTTTCATTTAGATTACAGATTTATAAATCATAAAAACGACGGCAATTTTCCAACAGTTATAAATTCTCATTCTTTACACATATTTGCAACTGAATTAAGACCTGAGAAAGATTTTGGAGATTTAGAATATCATTTATTACCAGTTTTAAACGAAGATTTTACAGGAATTACGGATGTTTCTTTAATCGAAAAGTCAAAACTAAAAAATAAATGTATTCATAAAGGAAAATGTCCTCATAGGGGATATGATTTGAGCCAAGTCAAAGCTGACGAAGATGGGGTAAAAACCTGTCCTTTGCACGGCTTAAAGTTTAACAAAAAAGGAATAGTAATAAATAAAACAAAATGATGGTCATAGACAACAAATTTGATATTGGAGATTTTGTTTATTTAATTACAGATATTCAAAGAGAAAAAAGGATTGTAACCGAGTTAGTTATTTCAAAAAGTTCAATTCTTTACACTTTAGCCTATGGCGGTTATAATACCGAGCATTATGATTTCAAAATTACCGATGATATAAATGTTTTAATAATTAATGATAACTAGAAAGCCATGAAAAAATACAAAGTTACTTACAATGCTAGATGTGTAAATGATGATAAAATAGTTAGCGCTTACAGTGTATTAGGTGCTATAAGTGCTTTTTATGTTTCTTTTGGATATCAAGAAGTTGAATCTATTGAACTTCAAAAATAAAACATCTAGGAGGTATTCTTAAAAAAATAAAAAAAGCTATTGTTAACCGCAATAGCTTTTTTTATTATATTTGCATATATGGGAATATACATTTATAGTATTTCAGAATATATTACATCAAGAGCCTCCAATAAGGCTAAGATTGAAGCTATAGAGGTTTTAATCGATCTTATGTATGATACGATGGCTAGCGCAATAGATGATTCTGGAACTGCCTCTTATACCTTAGATACGGGACAAACTAAGATAAGCACAGAGTTTAGGTCTTTAGATCAAATTATCAAAGGAATACACGCATTAGATACGCAATTACAGATGTATATTAACAGATATAATGGAAGAATAACCATTTTAAGGGGTCGATTAAACAATTAATTTATGGCATGGAATGACTTTTTCAAAAAAGAATCTAAACAGCCAAAAAAAGCTGAGCAAAAAAACGATCAATCTAGTAAAAATAGTAGCTTAAAACCCTTAGATCCTAATAGTTTTGGCGGTAACTACATGCCAGCCTATCCGCGTACTCAAAACCTAGTATACTCTGCTGCTTTCGACGGTGAAAAAACCATTGGAGAGCTTGGAGACATCTACGATCTAAAGCCAGATCATCTAAAATTAAGGCTTCGAGCTTATGAATTAGATCTTAAAACCGATTTAGTTAAGCTAATTACTGGAAAATTCTTTAAATGGTGCGTAGGTACTGGATTAAAGTTTGAATATGAGCCAGATAACCAAGTTCTTGAGTTATTAGGCTACGATAAAGTAAGTGACGAAAATATAGTAAAAAAAGAAAGGCTTTTTAATCTTTGGTCTAAATCTAAATTAAGCGACTACTCAGGTCGTCAAAACTTACACGCAAAGGCTAGTGATGCGTTTAAAACCGCTTATTTGGGTGGTGACGGATTAATCGTAATGCGTTTAGAAAAAACAGGAATAAAAATACAGTTAATTGACGGCGAGCAAATTGAAACACCATTTGATGATAACGGCAAAGGGGATAAAAACAAAATAGTACAAGGTGTTGAAGTTAGTCCAAAGGGTGAGCATATTGCATTTTGGGTAAAAACTGATAAAAATAATAACCTAGCTGATTACGAGAGAATAAAGGCTAAAGATTCAAGAGGAAATATAATGGTTTGGATGATCTATGGCGGTAAACACCGAGTAGATCATCACAGGGGTATTCCTCAAATCAGCTCTATAATGGAGAAAATATCTAAATTAGATAGATTTGTTGAAGCTTCCGTTTCAAAGGCTGAAAAAATGGCTGATTTAGTTTATACTTTTGAACACGATGATTCATCAACTGGAGAAAATCCTATCGGCAATTTTGGAGCTAGGAAAGTCGCTAATGTTACCAATGAAGATAATACTTTTGAAGAAAGCGGAAGAACTGCTCAGGCGTTAAGACAATCGACAAGTGGTCAAGTTTTGAACTTACCAAAAGGAGCTAAATTAAAATCTACAACAAACGAAAGTGAAGTTAATTTTGATCCATTTTATAAGGCAATTGTTAGATCGCTTTGTGCTTCACAAGATATTCCGCCAGAAGTGGCAAATCAAATGTTTGAGCAATCATATAGCAGCTC